CCCGGAGAGCCGGGCACGCCTGGCAAGGCGGATCGCCGAACAGGACGAGGATGAGCCCGACGGGGATCTCTTCGCATGAAGGAGGAACAGGCCGTGCCGGGGAGAGCGACAGGACGGCATCATATCGTGACGCAGATCGCGCGGAAATATGCGCAGGGCGACTGGCGGCGCTTCGCCGGGCACTACGAACTGAAGGCATACGAGCGGCACCTGCGTGATCTGGAGCGTCAGGGCACCCCGGAGTTTCCGTATGTGTTCGACGAGACCAGAGCCGACAGGATCATCCGCTGGTTCCAGCAGTGCCGACACGTGCGCGGCCCGCTGTCCGGGGAGCCGATCAGACTTGACCCGTGTCAGATCTTCGACCTCGGCTGTGTGTACGGCTGGGTGGAGATGGACACCGGCGCGCGGCGGTTTAGGATCACGTACAACAAGCGGGCGCGGGGAAACTGGAAGAGCACCGAGAAGTCGGGCCAGTGCCTGTACCACATGTGTGGCGATGCCATCTACCCCCCTTACAAGCCGGAGCTTGCGCGCTACGAGCTGGCACCGGAGGTGGAGTGCGCAGCTGTCGACCGTGGGCAGGCTCAGCGCGTTTTCGGCGACGCCCGCCTGATGGCGCTTGCCTCGCCGGGCATCGCCAAGCGTTTGAAGATTCCCAAGAGCGAGACCGCCATGATCCGGCACCGCAAGCTCGGCGGTTTTATGCGCGCCCTGAGCAAGGACACCAAGAATAAGGACTCCGGCGCGCCCTGCTACATTGTCATCGACGAGTACCACGCGCACCCCACCTCGGCCATTTACGACGTGGAGAAGGACTCCATGGGCAAGCGCTGGCAGTGCCTGCTGGACACAATCACCACCGCCGGCGACGATGCGCAGACCAAGCCATGCTACCGCGAGGAGCTCTACGCCAAGCAGATCCTCGACGGAGACGTGCAGGATGCGGAGCACTATTTTGTGATGATCCGCGAGTGCCCGGCAGACGGGAATCCCCACGACAAGAGTCTGTGGCTGCTGGCAAACCCGGCCCTGCGGGCGGTGGTGCTGGCCGACGAGCTGGAGAAGGCGGAAGAAAAGGCGAGGAATACCCCTTCCACCGCTGAAGCGGTCCCCCTCCCCCAGACGCCGCAAGCGGCTGGGGGAGGCAAAAGGGTGCCGGAAAACTGTCGGGAGATGAAGGCGGCCGCCATTTTCGGAGGCGCGGATGCGCTGCGGGAGGCCGCAGTATACGGCCGGACATTGCTCAAGAGCATCACAGATGACTACACCGATGCCTACGGCAGCAACGACCCGGACAAGATCCGCGCCTTCCTCACCAAGCGCCTGGACATCTGGCAGATCGGCGCCGTCAATCACTACCTCAATGAGCACTGCATGGAGCTGGCGAGGAAGTGCATGGTGCCGCCGGAGGAGTTTGCGAAGCTCACGGACGGGCTGGAGTGCTGGCCGGGCTTCGACCTGGGCAAGCGCATCGACCTGAGCGGCGTGGGCGCAGTGTTCCTGCTGCCGGATGAGTTCGTGGCCATGAAGATGCACGGCTTCATCCCGGAGGGAGCCGCGGCGCGGCACGAGAGGACGGACCGGGTGCCCTATCTGAGTTGGGCGAAGGACGGGTACATCACCCTCACGCCCGGCGATGTGACCGACAACAGCTACGTTGACCAGTGGATCAAGCAAGGCGAAAGCGAGCACGGCTGGCAGGTGGTGTCCATCGGCTACGACGGGCACAACGCCACCGACCTTGCCATCGCCATGCAGGAGGAACGGGCCAATCCCGACATCTGTGTGGAGGTCGCCCAGAGCTGCGCCGGGCAGAACATCGCGGTCAAAGGTTTCCGCGACCTGCTGCTGGCACGCAAGCTCATCCTGGAGTACAGCCCGCTGGTGCTCTGGTGTCTGGCAAACGCCGTGGAGATCCAGAACAACTACGGCGACATCAAGCTCAACAAAAAGCACAAGGACGACACGGAACGCATCGACCCCGTGGCGGGCACCATGAACGGCCTCGCGCTGGCGCTGCTGCGGCGCAATAACCCGACGCTGAGCGACCGGATGGAGGACAGGGAGTGGAGCTTGTGAGGGCGTGCCCACTGTGGGCACGGCAGGCGGGCCGATCTGGGGATCGGCCCCTACGGGCGCGATGAGCGGTGGGCCGCCGGGGGCGGAGCAGGACGCCCCCTCTCAGTCGGCTTCGCCGACAGCTCCCCCCCGAGGGGGGAGCCAAGGAATGCAGAGGGCAAGGCGGTGCCCACTGTGGGCACGGTGTTCTGTGTTCTATGGCATAGAACAGGAGGCAGCATGAACATCAGCGATTTCGACGACAGCAGCGTGCTCTCGGAGCGCGTGACGTTCCAGCGCTTTGTTGGTGAGGCCGACATTGTCGGCGACTATCAGTACCGGGATGACGCCAACTGGGAGGACGTGGTTACCGTCTGGGCGCAGGTGCAGACCATCGGCAGCCGCGAGTTCATGGCTGCCGGACAGGAACAGAGCGAGGTCACGCACAACATCAAGATCAGGCGCCGGAGCTGGGACTACAACGTGGTCACGATGAGGGCCAGGTGGAAGAACAAGATCTTCCGGCTGCTCTCTCCCCCGCTGGATCTGAGCGGCAGGAAGCGGCACCAGCTTCTCAAGGCCGCGGAGGTGTGGCGTGAATGACTGCAGGACGGACTTTGATCTGAAAGGTATTCAGACCATGGTGAAAGCTTTGGACAAGATGGGCAAGAGCCCGCAGAAGGCCGTCACCAGGGCGGCGTCCAAGGCGATCACCCCGATTAAACGGGCCGTCAAGTACGGCACTGTACCGGTCGGGGAGACCGGGTACCTGAAAAAGGCCATCACCCGCAGGGCTGAGAAGAGCCGTGCGAAGGGCAAGAAGGTCTACGAAGTGACCTTCGACAAGGCGTACAACGACGTTTTACAGAAGCCCATCAAGAACCCCGGAGAAGCGGGCGGCAAAAACGACAAAGCGTATTACCCCGCATCTCAGGAGTACGGCTTCCTCACCCGCAGCAAGGGCGGCGGCATCAGCTATGTGCCGGGGCTGCACTTCATGAAAGCAGGCGCGGAGAAGGCCAGCCCGGAGGCGACGAAGATCATGACGGAGACACTGGAAAAGGAGCTTGACAAGCTATGGAAGGAAGCTCAGCACGGATGACGCCGGAGTTTGCACTGGTTGAGACGCTGGAGACAGTGCCGGTATTGCAGGGCAGGGTAAGCGCCCTGCAGCCGCCGAGGACCGCGGCGGCTCCGTTTGCTTTTTATATCCCGACGGCAGACGAAGAGGCACAGGATCTGGACGGCCCCTGCGGCCTGCAGAGCTGGGCCGGGACGGTGCATCTGGTCTCCAACGGCGCGAGGGCATTGCAGCTGCTGTGCGCGAAGGCCAAGCAGGCGCTGCACGACATGCGCGGCGAGGTGTACGCCACGCCGGAGGAAGATCAGGAAGAGGGCCAGAAGGGCCGCGTGCTCATTGAGGGCGTGGAGATTGAGCAGAGTTCGCCGGATCTATACGAGAGCGAGGTCGGGCTCTACCGGAGGGTGTACACGGTGCGGCTGGAGTTTCAGACGGAAGAAGAGGGAGAAGCCCTCTCAGGCGCGGAGGGCGAGGACGGCGGGCCGATCTGGGGATCGGCCCCTACGGAGGATGCGACGGACCCGGACACAGTGGACGGTGTGCCCACAGTGGGCACGGAAAGCGGGCCGCCGAGGGCGTCGGCCCCTACGGAGGATGCGACGGATGCGGGCGGAGAGGACGGAGAAGTGATGAAGGAGGACAGGGCATGAAAATCAAACTTTACGGGGAGCTTGTCAGCGACGACTGGGCGTGGGTCTATGAGTTCTTCGAGATTCCCTGCTGCTATCCCGGCATCGTGCGCGACGCCATCGCGGCCCTGCCGCCGGATGATGAGCTGGTGCTGGAGATCAACTGCCCCGGCGGCGACGTCTGGGCAGGCTTTGAGATCTTCGGGATGCTCCAGGGCTGCAGGGCCCATACGGAGGCCCACGTGATCGCCATGGCGGCCAGCGCGGCCACGACC